GCTCTTCTTGAGAAGATAGCACCCTCTGGCTTCACAAAACAAATTATGTCCATCAAAAGTTTGTAAGGTTAAATTAGTCCCCTAAATTTGTAAGACTAAATTAGACTGTTTTTGAAAAAGGGGTCTAATTTACTTTTACAATTAACTAAAAGGTAAAAATTTTCACAAATGGGTAAAAAAGTATTGAAATAATAAAAAGAATTTTATATAATAATTAAAGGTCAAAGAAAGTCAAAGATAAAACAAAAAATTCGACAAAGAGAAAGTGGGTGATGTGTATGGAGTATAAGGACTATTATAAGATACTTGAAGTAGATAAAAATGCTACTCAAGATGAAATAAAAAAATCATTCAGGAAATTAGCTAAAAAGTACCACCCAGATTTGCACCCCGATGATCCGAAAGCACAAGAAAAATTCAAAGAGATAAATGAAGCTTACGAAGTACTTGGAGATGAGGAAAAAAGGAAGAAATACGATCAATTTGGGCAATATGGATTCAATGGAGGAGAGCAATTTGATCCATCTCAATTTGGATTTGGCAATTTCCAAGGTGGCAGAACATACACCTATACTACAGATAACATGGGAGATTTCAGTGATTTCTTTAATTTGATATTTGGCAATGACATGGGTAGTTCTGGTTCAAGAGGGTTTAATATAGGGGATATATTTGGATCAAGGACTTCACAGAGAAAGCAAAAAAAACAAAAACCAAATTATGAATCTGAACTTACTATAAGTCTTGAAGAGGCATATAAAGGTTCAACAAGAGATGTCATGCTCAATATAAATGGAGAAAATAAAACTATCACTGTAAAGATTCCTAAAGGCATAACAGAAGGCAAGAAAGTAAAGGTTAATGGAAATAAATGGGGATTAGATGGAGATATACTTTTCAAGATAAATATTAAGAAAGATGAAAATATTAGACTAGAAGGTTTAGATATATACAAAAAAGTAAAAGTATATCCATGGCAAGCATACTTTGGAGATAAGATCGTAGTAACTACATTGGATGGTAAAATTAGAGTTGAAATACCTGAAAGGACAAATTCAGGCAAAAAAATGAGACTTTCAAAAAAAGGATTTGTAGATTTAAAAGGTGACAAAGGAGATCTGTATCTTGAAGTGGAAATAGTAAATCCTGAAAGTATGACTAAAGAACAAGAAGAGTTATACAGAAAACTTAAAGAAATAACCAATCAAAATATAAACAATTAAGTGAGGTGATAATATGGATTTAGAAAAATTCACACAAAAAAGCATAGAAGCAATACAAGAATCACAAAACATAGCAATGAAATTAGGCAATCCTCAGCTAGAAGATATCCATATTCACTTAGCACTATTAAATGATAGGGATGGACTTATACCAAGAGTATTGTCTTTGATGGATATAAATCCGGATTTAGTAAGAGCCGACGTTGAAAGAAAAGTTGAAAAACTTCCAAAACAAACTGGAGGCTCACTATATCCAAGTAGGATATACTCAAAAATATTACTCGATGCAGAAGAAGAAGCAAATAAATTTAATGATCAATATGTGAGTGTGGAACATCTTTATTTAGCTATATTAAATCAAAAGGGTTCTATGTCTGAAGAGATACTTAAGAAATACAATATAAACAGACAAAGATTTTTAGAAGCGCTGAAAAAAGTAAGAGGCAATCAAACGGTAACCTCGGATAACCCTGAAGCTACTTATGAGGCTCTTACTAGATTTGGAAGAGACCTCGTTGACGAAGCTAGAAAAGGGAAACTCGATCCGGTCATTGGTAGAGATAATGAGATAAGAAATGTTATTAGGATACTCTCAAGAAGGACTAAAAACAATCCAGTGCTAATTGGAGATCCAGGAGTTGGTAAAACTGCTATAGTAGAAGGTTTGGCTCAAAGAATAGTCAATGGAGATGTACCAGAAGGCTTAAAAGATAAGACTATATTTGCACTTGATATGGGTGCATTGATAGCTGGAGCAAAGTACAGAGGAGAATTTGAAGAAAGAATAAAAGCAGTATTATCTGAAATTCAAAAATCAAATGGAAGGATAATACTATTTATTGATGAGATTCACAATATAGTTGGTGCGGGCAGAACAGAAGGAGCTATGGACGCATCTAACCTCTTAAAGCCAATGTTAGCTAGAGGAGAATTGCATACAATAGGAGCAACCACACTAGATGAATATAGAAAATACATTGAAAAAGATGCAGCTTTAGAAAGAAGATTCCAAAGGGTTTTAGTAACAGAACCCTCAGTAGAGGATACGATATCCATACTAAGAGGTCTCAAAGAAAAATATGAAATTCACCACGGAATAAGAATTTCTGATGGAGCAGTTATTGCATCAGCAACTCTTTCGGATAGATATATCACAGATAGATTTTTACCTGACAAAGCGATTGATTTAATGGACGAAGCTTGTGCAATGGTAAGAACAGAAATAGACAGCATGCCTCAAGAAATAGACGAAGTGCGAAGAAGAATACTTCAACTGGAAATTGAAAGACAAGCACTAAAAAAAGAAACTGATTTAGCTTCGAAGCAAAGACTACAAAAGCTTGAATTAGAGCTATCAGAGTTAAAAGACAAATTTAATTTGTTGAAAGCACAATGGGAAGAAGAAAAGAAAGAAATTGAAAAAGTTAAGCAAATCAAAGAAGAAATAGATAAAGTAAAAAGAGAAATAGAAGAAGCTGAAAGGAACTATGACCTTGAAAGACTATCACAATTAAAATATGGAACACTGGTTGAATTAGAAAAGAAATTAACTGAAGCTCAACAGAAAGACAATACTAGAGAAAGAATGCTCAAAGAAGAAGTAACAGAAGAAGAGATTGCTGAAGTAGTTGCAAAGTGGACTGGCATACCAGTAAATAAATTACTTGAAACTGAGAGAGAAAAACTATTAAATCTTGGTAGTATATTGCATCAAAGAGTAATAGGACAAGGTGAAGCAGTAGACGCTGTAGTTGATGCTGTTCTAAGAGCTAGAGCTGGATTAAAAGATCCAAACAGACCAATAGGTAGCTTTATATTTATTGGACCAACTGGAGTAGGTAAAACGGAGTTATCAAAGGCTTTGACAGAAGCATTATTTGATGATGAAAAAAACATGATCCGTATAGATATGAGCGAGTATATGGAAAAATTCTCAGTATCTAGATTAATCGGTTCTCCTCCAGGATACGTAGGGTACGAAGAAGGAGGACAACTCACAGAAGCGGTTAGAAGAAAACCATATTCAGTTGTGCTATTTGACGAAATAGAAAAGGCTCATCCAGATGTATTTAACATTTTACTTCAAGTATTAGATGATGGTAGGTTGACTGACAATCAAGGAAGAACAGTAGATTTTAAAAACACTGTAATTATCATGACATCCAATATAGGATCAAACTATCTATTAGAGGGATTACTTGAAGAAGGGCATATTTCTGAACAAACTAAAGAAAAAATCAATGCTGAGTTAAGAAGAACATTTAGACCAGAATTTTTAAACAGAGTTGACGAAATTGTAATGTTTAAACCATTACAAAGAGATGAATTATTTAAGATTATCGATTTGCAAATGAAACAAATAGAAAAACTTCTTGAAGATAGGAATATATCTATAAGATTAACTGATGAAGCAAAACAACTAATACTAAATAGATCATATTCTGTTCAATACGGTGCAAGACCAGTTAAGAGATTTTTGCAAAAAGAAATTGAAACAAGACTGAGTAGATTGATAATAGAAGGAAAAGTAAAAGATGGCAGTATGATAATTGTTACTGTTAAAAACAATGAAATAGATTTGATAATAGAATAAAATAAAAAAGATGCTGATTGAATTAAATCAATTAGCATCTTTTTTTATGTAGCCGTGCACCTACTTTCGACAATTCCACTCCGAGCGGTACCTAGACAGTTAGCTCGAGTAAGGTTTCCCTACGGCACACGGAAATTCTCACTTATCGCTGCTTCCTTCCGGACCTGACGAGGTTCATGAGTTTCCGTTGCGCAGGACCTGACTGTCAACACCACTTATCTAGGGCAGACCTCACAGCAGAAAAGCCTAGAGTAGGACTTCAACCCTGCTATAGCGGATTGCAGGTTATAGGGCACCGCTACCTCCCCGTCTAGCACGGCAAAATTTATGATGGCGGAGAGAGAGGGATTCGAACCCTCGAGACGTTTATAGCGCCTACACGATTTCCAGTCGTGCGCCTTCGACCAGCTCAGCCATCTCTCCTTGGACGATACAAGGAATATTATAGGTTAAAATTTAACTAATGTCAAGGACAATGATTTTTTGGGTGTAGTTATTCTATGATAAGTTAATTGTAAAAGTAAATTAGACCCCTTTTTCAAAAACAGTCTAATTTAGTCTTACAAATTTAGGGGACTAATTTAACCTTACAAACTTTTGATGGACATAATTTGTTTTGTGAAGCCAGAGGGTGCTATCTTCTCAAGAAGAGC